TGACAGAGAACGACAAACTCTTTTTGCTGGGTTTGTGCTTGGTATCGCTCGTGGTATGGGTATCAACCTAAGATGGGGCGGCGATTGGGATCAAGATTTTGAAGTACAAGACAATAGATTCGATGATTTTCCTCATTTTGAGATAAGGAGTTAGTATGATAGGTATTAAGTTAGCTAAAATTGTAATGAGGCTGTTTAAAACAGGTAATAAGCAAGGTTTAAGTACTTTAGCTAGGTCTCAGGGTGTAAAGCCTAGGACACTCGTTAAACAAGCTAATCAGAAGCTTAAAGTACCTGGCCACTCTTTACCTAATCCTACTAAAGTTAAGACTATGGAGAGTATATCGTCTATGAGGAAGAATCCAGGTATAGGAGCAGGGCTTCAAAGACTAGAATCTAGGAAGGCTTCTGCATTAAATACAGGGGGAACTCCTTGGAGTGGCAAACCTTTAACATATATGGGTAATATATCTAGAGCTGGTACATTTAATACTCTATTACAAAGAGATCCAGGGTTTCAACAGTTTGTTAGAAACCTGGTAGGGAATTCAAGGGTGCAAAATATTACGCCTAGAATTAAAGAAACTCTAGCTAAGACCTATATTAGCCTAAAAAGAAGAGGCGGAGGTAGTTTGAATCCTAGCAGAGCTGCAAACCCTTATAGTTTTGCTTCTAACAAGGTATTAGGCAAAGAAGTTAAGAAAAATTATTGGGATTTAGGCCTATAATCATTAATGTACGAAATCTCTATAAAACATAAGGATAAGGGCAGAGTCTCTTATTCGGTGTATACAAAGAAAGAGGCTGATAAAGAAGGTATAGATTATTCTTATTGGAAAGAAGCAGGGAAGGGGGAATATGCGATCACTGATGATAACTATGTTGGAAAGGTCATCCAAAAGAAGAAGTATGACTCATCTAATGGTGTTATTTCTTATTATGTTAGGATGCCTTTTGGCTATGCCTTTCATTCTCCTAAGTATCCTAATCAAAAACTTAAAGCAGATGGTAGGATATCTAATCACACGCTCTCAGGAAAGCCTCAACTTGAAGTAAGAAAGGGTACGCAAGAATGGAAGAACCTTGCTATGGTATACGCTACTTGTTTCAGTATGGATTTAGCTATAGATACTGTATATGATAACCCCTCAGCCAATAAAATAAGGACTGCTAAAAGGTGGATGAGAACACAGGAGTTTAAGAGTATGGTAAAAGACGAATTAAAGGAAGTATTAGCTGAAAAAGGTCATAATAGGTCAAGGACTATTGATTTATTAGATAAAGGCCTTGAGATGGCAGAGAAAAAGGGAGATGTTACTAATTTCCTTAGAGTAGTAGAGAATATACAGGATATGCTAGGTATGAAGGACAAGACAGTAACTAAAACGACTACTCAATTAGAAGCTACTGCTACTAGAAAGCTATTAGATGAGATAAATGAGGAAGAACAGGCTCTAAAGGGCAAACAAGTCACTATAGAGGCTAAGACATCTCCAAGTAGCGAAGAATAGTGGAAGATTACGAAGCTTTATACGAAAAGAAACAAGCATTAAAAAAATTAAGGAATAATATAGCTTTATTTGGAAGAACTTGTTTCCCTACAGCATTGAGAAAGGCGACTCCTCCCTTTCATCATGAAATATATCAACATTTAAGAGATAGAGATAAAAAAAGAGTGCTAATAGCAGCGCCTCGTGGTACAGCAAAATCCACAGTTACCTCTCTGCTCCTTCCGATGCATCGCATAGCATTTAAAGCAGACGATGAAGAAGAGTTCATTGTAATAATATCAGAATCACAGGCGCAGTCTATCAATTTCTTATCTCGTATTAAGTATCACTTAACACACAGTGACAATTTCAAGAACTTATTTGGAGATATGGGTCCTAATACTGCAAAAAGGTGGACTGCTACTGATGTAGTTACTGCCAATGGGGTAAGGATCGTTGCTGTAGGGACAGGACAAAGAGTAAGGGGGTTTATTGAAGGAGATACTCGTCCTACTCTTATTATAGTTGATGATTTTGAGTCAGAACTAAATGCATTTACAATGGAAGCTCGTGCTAAGAATAGAAAATGGATGACAGAAGCTGTTGTCCCTTCTCTATCAGATGAAGGTAGGATTGTAATGATTGGAACAGTTATATCTGAAGATTGCTTCTTATATTGGGCAAAAGAGTCTTCAGCCTGGAATGTTTTATGGTATTCTATAATTGATGACGATGGAAGCCCTATATGGCCTGAAAGGTTTCCTCAAGAAAGGATAACTCAAATAAAAGAAGAGTATGCATCAGTAGGTAATATTAATGGGTTCTATCAGGAGTATATGAATATTGCTCAGTCTCCCGACGAGGCTCCCTTCCAACCAGATTGGATAAAATTACATCATTATGATTTTGAAAGGCGTCAAGGGCAACCAGTATTAGTAAGAAATGTAGGAGATGAGGAAAAGATAGTCCCAGTGGAAATATACGGGGGTGTAGATCCAGCTTCTTCTCTATCAGCTAGGGCAGATTTCTTTGTTCTAGTCACATTAGCTATAGACCATGAAGGTAACAAATATATTGTTGATTTATATAGAAAACATGTGTCTCCTGCAGAACAGCCTGATATTATTATAGAAAAATTTAAGAAGTATCGTCATAAAAAAATGAAAATAGAGACAGTAGCTTATCAGGAAGCATTAAGAGCCTCAGTTAAAAAAAGAATGATAGAAGATAATCTATATATTCCAGGGTTAGAAAAAGGAGTTAAACCAAGAACTCGTAAAAGTGAAAGACTTTTATCTTTAGTGCCTATGTTTGCTAAGGGTGAGTTCTTTTTTAGACCTCAAGACACTGAAGCGCAAGCTGAGTTTCTATCATATCCTAAAGGAAAACATGACGATGTTATGGATGCAATATGGACATCTTTAGAGGGAGCAAGACCTTGTAGAGTAAAAGAATTTACCCCTACAGATGAAAGGATTAAGAAAAAGAAAAAATTTCTTGATTGGATGACACTTTAGTCCTTATATTATATTGCTTAATTGTAATTTAGTTACTGGGGGTATCTAACTTGGCATACGGGAAAAATCCTGAAAAAGGTGTGAAACAGAAGTCTATAGTAGACGAAACACACGAAATATTCAAATTATACGAAGACAAAAGAAATCATTGGGAAACTCAAGCCCGTGAAGATCAAGAATATCGTTTAGGCCGACAATGGACTAAAGAACAAGTAGACACCCTAGAAGCTAGAGGACAAGCAGCAGTAGTAGTAAATCGTATTCACCCAGCAGTTGAAACAGCTAAAGCAATGCTTACAGCTAATCGACCCTCATTTAAGGTATCCCCAAGAGAAGATTCGGATGTAAAAGTAGCTAATGTATTAAATCAATTGCTTACATATATGTATGATATATCTGATGGTAGAACAGCAATAAGAAAAGCTATCGATGATTATTATGTATGTGGAATGGGATATATTCAAATATATCAAAATCCATCAGCTGATGATGGTAAGGGTGAAGTGATGATTAAAGACATAGACCCTATGGATGTTTATGTAGACCCTAATGCAAGGGATCCTTTTTTTGCAGATGCTGAAAACATTGTAGTTTCTCGTAATTTCACTAAATCGCAGGCAAAAGCTATGTATCCTCAGTACAAGCAAGCAATTCAAGCTGCAAGTGGTTCTTATGAGTCAGATCAAATAATAACAGGCAAGCAAGATGATGTTGGCATTACTTTTCCAGGAGAAGTCGAAACATTAGAGGATGATGAATATATCAGAGGTTATGAGCGTTATTATAAGGTCAGAGAATCGGCATTTAGAGTATATCAAAATTATAATAAAAAAGAATATAGATTCGACAATGAAGAGTTTCAAAGATATTTACGAGATGAAGTTGGTCTATTAGAAGGAAAAGTTATAGAAGGCCCAGATCAGATAAAAAAAGTTCAAGAGGGTCAGTCTATAAAGAGAAAGCAAATATTAGATAAAAATCTTCAAATAATACATGAAGGCATAATATCTATGTCAGAAGAGCTTGAAGTTCAATATCAAGAAAAAGAAAAAGAGTTGTCAGATGGTGTCCTAATGGGACAGGTTCTTCCAGCTAGAATGGAATTAGAACTTGAAAACTTAAGAAGAAGCATAGATAAGCAGGTTGAAGATACTAAAGTAAAAGCAATGGAAGAAGCTGGTGCCGTAACTAAGATTCCTAATATTAAAATAGTATCTAGAGCTGAATTAATACAGCAAAAAATGGTAGAGGCAGTTCCTATTGAAATAGTCAAAATGAAACAATGTGTTATCTTAGGAGATACATATTTATACTCAAGGGTATTACCAACAAGTAGTTACCCTATAGTCCCTATAATTAACTTAC